GTTGCCCTTATTTTAAGCTTTTTATTCAGACCATCAACCCCAATAGAAACATACGAGACTGAAATTGATGTTCTAAAACAAGAAAATCAAAAACTCTTACTATCAAACGATAGCATAAACCAAATCAATACAAGGTTACAAGAAGAAATTACAGTTATGCTCTATGCTATAGACAGCACAGAGGTTATATTAAAACAAACCGAAGAAAAACTTTCGGATTTAGAAAAGAAAAGAAATGAAATATCTACTATCGTTACTAATATGGATAGCGATGATATTACCAACACATTCTCAGACTATCTTAAGAGGAGAAATAAAGGAAACCGTTAATTTAAACGGAGACACTTTGGTAATAATGCATCTTGAAGACGCTAGAGTCATTTTAAATGATTTACTAGAGTATGAAATCGTAGATAGTCTACTCACAACTTACAAAGAAAAAGATTCACTAAACTCTAATAAAATAGAAATTCAAAAAGATATCATATTTAAATTAGTTGAAAAAAACGATAACCAACAAACTCAAATAGATAATTTTCAACAAATACTAGATAATAAAAATGAAGAATTAGGTTTTAAAGAAGATACGATTAAACAACAAAAAAAAGAAATCCGAAAACAAAAACTACTTAAGTTGGCTGGGTTCACAAGTTCCATTATATTACCCATATTAACATTATTAGCTTTATTGTAAATGAGTGATATTAAAAAGGTTATAAGACAAGAATATTTAAAATGTGCCAGTGACCCAGTACATTTTATGAAAAAATACTGTTTTATACAACACCCTCAAAGAGGTAGGATTCAATTTGCACTATACCCATTTCAAGAAAAAGTATTATCACTATTTCAAGACAACCCATATTCTATTATTTTAAAATCTAGACAGTTAGGTATATCTACATTAACAGCAGGTTTTTCATTGTGGATGATGATATTCCATAAGGACAAAAACATACTCTGTATAGCAACAAAACAAGATACAGCTAAAAACATGGTTACAAAGGTTAAATTTATGTATGAAAATTTACCTTCATGGCTTAAAATAGCAGCAGATGAAAATAATAAGTTAACATTAAGACTATCAAACGGGTCTCAAATTAAAGCAACCTCAGCAGCTTCAGATGCAGGTAGATCAGAAGCAGTATCTTTGCTATTAATAGATGAGGCAGCATTCATTGAAAACATAGGTGAAATATGGGCTTCAGCACAACAAACACTAGCTACTGGTGGTGGTTGTATAGCATTAAGTACTCCTTACGGTACTGGAAATTGGTTTCACCAAACATGGGTTAGAGCAGAAAATAAAGAAAACGACTTTTTACCAATTAAACTTCCATGGTTTGTACACCCAGAAAGAGATGAAGCATGGAGAGCAAGACAAGATGAATTACTAGGTGATCCTAGAATGGCAGCACAAGAATGTGATTGTGATTTTAGTACTTCAGGTGATGTAGTATTTTATCCTGAATATATGGAATTTTATGAAAAAACTTACATTAAAGAACCTCTCGAACGTAGGGGAGCTGATCGTAATCTGTGGGTATGGGAACCATGTGACTATTCAAGAACTTATATGGTGGTGGCTGATGTGGCTCGTGGGGATGGGAAAGACCATTCTGCATTTCATATTATTGATGTGGAAAACAATGTGCAAGTGGCTGAATATAAAGGACAATTAGGAACAAAAGAATATGGACATCTATTAGTAGGTATAGCTACAGAATATAATGAAGCACTATTAGTAATAGAAAACAACAGCATAGGTTGGTCTACAATACAAACAGTAATAGATAGAGGATATCAAAATCTTTACTATTCACCTAAGAGTGGAGAAGTAAGAGCTGATTCGTATTTTGACCAATATATGGATACATCAAAAATGGTACCTGGATTTACAATGTCATCAAGAACAAGACCTATGGTAGTAAGTAAATTTCAAGAATATTTAAGTGATAAAGGTGTTACCCTTCAAAGTAAAAGGTTATTAGAAGAAATGAGAACTTTTATATGGAGAAATGGAAAACCTGAAGCACAACAAGGGTACAATGATGATTTAGTTATGTCCTTTGGTATAGCAATGTACATGAGAGATACAGCATTTAAATTTAAACAACACGGGGTAGATTTAACTAAAAGCATGTTAAATAATATGGGTTCTAGTAATACTAAACATATAGGAGCTTATACCCCAACAACAAATAAAAACCCTTATAAAATAGATAATCCCTATTCTGGCGGAGAAGAGGACATTAGCTGGCTTTTATAATATTTATATAATATATACGTTATGGCAGATACAAGATTATTTTCAAGACTTAAAAGATTATTCTCAACAGATGTAATAATTCGTAACCAAGGCGGCAATCAGCTTAAGGTTATGGATATAAACAAAATCCAACAATCAGGGGAATATGAAAATAATTCATTGGTAGATAGGTTTAATAGGTTATATTCTACATCACCTACTTCACTATATGGTTATCAAAGTAACTTTAATTACCAAACATTAAGACCACAGCTATACTCAGAATACGACTCAATGGATACAGATGCTATTATAGCTTCTGCTTTAGATATTATAGCAGATGAATCTACACTTAAAAATGATATGGGTGAAGTATTATCTATACGCTCATCTGATGAAAATATCCAAAAAATACTATATAATTTATTTTATGATGTTTTGAACATAGAATTTAATCTATGGCCTTGGGTTAGAAATATGTGTAAATATGGAGATTTTTTCCTTAAACTAGAAATAGCAGAAAATTTTGGTGTTTATAATGTTATACCTTACAATGCATTTCATATTGAAAGATTAGAAGGACAAGACCCAGACAACCCATCTGATATTCAATATGCATTTAACCCAAATGGGGTTTCAGCAGGTGGTTATGGTTATTACAATGTTCCAAATGCTGGAGATATAAACCAAAATGCTATTATATTTGATAATTATGAAATGGCTCATTTCAGGCTATTAACAGATACAAATTTTCTTCCATATGGCAGATCATATATAGAACCAGCGCGTAAACTGTTTAAACAATACGTTCTAATGGAAGACGCAATGTTGATACATAGAATAGTAAGAGCACCTGAAAAGCGCATTTTTTATATGAACGTAGGTAATATCCCACCTGCTGAAGTAGAAAACTTTATGCAGAAGACTATTTCTAAAATGAAACGTACACCTTTTACAGACCCACAAACCGGAGAGTATAATCTTAAATACAACATGCAGAACATGTTAGAAGATTTTTACATACCAGTTAGAGGTAATGATACAGCAACTAAAATAGACACCACACCAGGATTACAGTATGATGGTATTGCTGATGTAGAGTATTTAAGAGATAAATTATTTGCAGCACTTAAAGTACCTAAAGCATTTATTGGATATGAAGGTGATGTTGAAGGTAAAGCTACACTAGCAGCACAAGACATCAGATTTGCTCGTACAATAGAAAGAATTCAAAGAATACTAGTATCTGAACTACAAAAGATAGCATTAGTACATTTATATACACAAGGATACAAAGATGAAAGTTTAACTAACTTTGAATTAGGTTTAACAACACCATCAATCATATACGATCAAGAAAGAGTAGCGTTAATGACAGAAAAAATGACATTAGCACAATCAATGTTAGATAGTAAAATCATTCCTACCGATTGGATATACGAAAACATATTCCACTTTAGCCAAGATGAATTTGATGAATATAGAGATTTAGTACAACAAGACCAAAAACGTAATTTTAGATTAAATCAAATAGAGGCAGAAGGTAATGATCCGTTAGAAACAGGTAAATCCTATGGTACACCACATGATTTAGCTTCATTGTATGGTTTAGGAAGAACACAATCCGACCCAGGTAACGTACCAGATGGATATGATGAAAAAAATCCACTAGGAAGACCAAAAGTAAAAAATACAGATAGAGGCACTCAAGATAACGCATTTGGTAAAGATCCACTAGGTAGAAAAGGTATGAAAAAAGATGATAATGAATCTAGTAGATTAAGACCATCATTTAAGGGCGGTTCTCCACTAGCAATGGAACAAAAAAACATGCTTAAAAAAGCCCCAGGTCCAAAAAGAACGGGCAAAAAAATTAGTTTTCGAAGAAGAAATAAACGGAAATGGGTTGCTAGATGAAAAACAGTTGAAAGAGTAAAAATTCTTTATATATTTATAAATAAACCAAATCGCGTAGAATGAACATTAAACATTCAAAGTATAAAAATACAGGTATTCTTTTTGAGCTTTTAGTTAGACAGATAACGGCTGATACCTTAGACGGTAAAGATTCACCTGCAAGCAAAATACTAAAAGAATATTTTGTTAAAACAGAATTAGGTAGAGAATACAAATTATATGAGACTTTATTTAAAAAAACTAGTATAACAGAAACTAAAGCAGATATTACAATTACAACTCTATTAGAAACATCTAAAAGTTTAAATAGGAGTGCTTTAAGAAGACAAAAATATAATTTAATTAGTGAAATCAAAAAACATTATGATGTAACTAAATTTTTCTCTCACAAATTACCTCACTACAAAGTACAAGCAGCATTTTACACTTTAATAGAAAGTTTTTCTCAAGAAACTCCTCAAAATGCTCAACAAGTTATAGACAACAAAATCACAATTTTAGAACACCTATCAGCTGCACCAGTATCAGAAGAAAAAGTAAAAGAGGATGTAATCAAAGAATTTCAAGAGTACGATAAGGATTTAAGAACCTTAACATACAGGGTTTTATTAAACAAATTCAATAACAAGTATGAAAATTTACTAGAAGGTCAAAAAGAAATTCTTAAAGAACTTATCACATCAATAGACAATACACCTAGATTAAGAGAATTTCATAATTTAAAAGTAAATGAAATTAAAGAATCCTTAAATGAATTAAGCACAACAATTACAGATAAAGTTACTAAGATTAAAGTTGAAGAAGTAATAAAAATATTACCAACATTAGATAAAACATCTAAAGTAAAAGATGATGACTTAACTAACCTGTTACAATATTATGATTTAATAAATGAATTAAAGAATGTATAAGTTTAAGCTTAAAGAAATAGAAATAGGTGATACAGCAATTAGGAGGGGTAAAAAATCTACTGTTTCTGCTATTGATGATAAAACGGGTAGAATCGAATGGGACATAGTAGACGCCGCTGACTTTTCATCAGTATACAAAGCACTATCAAAAGCAAACGATTTTTTAAGTACATTAGAAAGAGAAGGTAAAGCTAAAGATGATGTAGTAATAGATGGGTTTGCAAAAGATATAGCAAATTTATTTAATGCATTTAGAACACACGTTAGAAAAAATTACCCAAAAGAATATGAACGTGTATCAAGATTAAAAGAAGAAGAAATTGATGAAACTTCTCTATCAGACAAATTAATAGAACCTTTTGATAAAGCTATTAAAAGTGGTAAATTAGGTTTAGAAAAAAATAAAGAGCTACTTGACAAAATCACCCAACTTACAAAAAGTTTAAAAGAAGGTCACGGTTTAAGTCCAACAGATTTAGACTATTTAGA